TCAGATTTAACTTCAATCTTTTTATTTGTTAGCATTTCTGCTATTTTTTCTTCACGTATTGTACCATATTCTAGGTCAATGTCAAACTTTTTTCTATCTTTTTTAGTGGGTTTCACTCCAATTGTCTCCTATCTTGTATTCACCATCCATGGGACAGCGAAGATTAAAATGTTCTCCTGCTTTTATAATAGAGTCTACAGCCAACTGTCCTACTTTGTTAGCTCTACATTCTAAAACTTCTATTTGCCATTCGTCATGTATGTTAGCTACAAATTTATGTGGTGTTCCACTAAGCTGTAATCTATCAGCTAAAATACATAAAGCTTTTTTCATAAGTATAGCTCCTGCTCCTTGAAGTAAAGTATTTAATGCTGCATGTTTATGACGAACAAGTATTTTTCTACCATCTAATCCTTTGAGGAAGTTCTTTTCGGATGCGAAGTCAACTCTGTTCTTAAGAGTTGCAAGTGCTGGTAAACTACTAAGAAAGCGTTCTCGCAACTTCTTACCGTCTGCTCTGCTTCCTTTAATGATGCTTCCAATCTTTTCATCTCCTGCTCCGTATATGAGGGCATAGATGAAAGTTTTTGCCTCATCTCTTGATTTAAGTCCAGCAAACGTTTGGTTAGCTGTGTGAATGTCTCCATTAATAATTTCATTTATATACTCCTCGTCAGCCATGTAGTGTGCTAACATTCTTAATTCTAAACCACTTGCATCTACACCTACAAGCTTATGTCCTTCAGGAACAGTCCAACATGCTCTACATTCTTTTCCATAAGGACTATACACAGCAGGAACTTGAGCCATGTTTGGACTTCTATGTGCCATTCGACCTGTAATAGTACCAGTACAAATAACAGAACCATGTACTCTATCTTTGTTTAAAGCATCAATCCATGATGAAACTTGTGCAGCTCTTTTTTGCAAGAGTAAAAACTCAGCAATTAAACTTGCTTCTTTAATATGTTTTACTTTATTTAAAGTAGATTCATCAACAATAGGTTGTCCTGTAGGAGTAAACTTAGTAGGTTTCCAACCCACAGCTTTAAGTCTTTCTCCTATTTGTTTCCTACTTCCTAAATTAAATTCTTCTAAAATTTTTCTTTCAACATTTTTTGCACCAATAAAAAGAAAATTATACTCTTCATATGTAAGTCTTACTTTTGATTTACTTCCTTCGAGCTTACCCATTTTAGAAATACTTCCATCTTTATTTTTTAAAGGTGTGATAATCTGTGTCGTTTCTAAAGGTTTAAATGTAGACTGTACTTCATTTTCCACCTCAGTTTTTCTTTTATTAATAGTACTTAATAAAGACATTGCTTGTTTTTCATCAAAGAAAAAACCATTTTCTGTTTGTTGTTGTAAAATTTTTGCAGTTTTATGCTCAAGAATAATTGATTCTTTTGAAAATCCAATACATTCTTTTTTTAAATAATTAAATAATGTTTTATTTATTTGCGTATCTTTTTGACAACGCCTTAACATTTCAGGCGTAAATTTTGTCCAGTCTTCGTGTTGTTGTTTTTGAACGCCACCCAATCTATAAGCCCATTTTTCAATACTGTGTCCTCCCTCTCTAACAGGATTACTTAATCGTGAAAGTAAAAGAGTATCTATTATTTCTTTGTCTTGATATAAATTTACATCATATAATTTTTTAATTACAGGAATATCATACCCAATAATATTATGACCAATAAGTTTATCGGCTGATTGTAATAATTCAATACCTTCTTTTATTTTATTAGGCTCAAAAGAATACATTGTATTATTTTCATCAATGGCTACAATACACCATATATTATTGGCATCAAAAAATAATCCGTCAGCCTCTATGTCAAATACTAATTCCATATTGTCTCCTAAAATGGAATGACATCACTGTCGTGTAATAATTCCGAGTCTTCATACTCGGTTAGTCGTCCTGTATCTTTATCATACACTAAAGATGTAGCGTTACCAACATCCCCTGTATATCTAGACTTTAATACACGTAATCTAGTTGTTCTAGATTCTAAATCATCATCTGATTGTTGATTTCTTTCGAGGGCTATCACACAATCAGACAACTGAGCTATACTGTTTGAACCACGTAAGTGTGATAAGCTCACAGTAATGCCATTCTCATGTCCTTTATTTCCATCAATTCTTCTAAGGTGAGAGACAAGGATAATCCCTGCACCTGTTTCTTCTACCATGCTACGTAATCTATGCATGATACTATCAATTGCTTTACGTTCATCACCATCAAGCATTGAACTAACAAGCATATGTAAATGGTCTACAACAACCCACTTACAATCACAACCAACTATAAGGTAACGAAGTTTAGCAAATATTTCTTCAATATCATTTGCACCAAAGTGAGCATGAATAAATACTCTATCACTTTCAAAAACTTTATCAAACATATTTGTTAATTGGTCTTCGGTATAGCCATTACGAATATTATCAATATAAAGTTTATCGTTAGCCTCAATTGAAAGTATACCATCTACAGTACGCTTCCAATCTTCTTCCAAAGCAATGACACCAACATTATCATTTGTTTCTTTTATTAGCCAATGTTCAAGCTCACGAGTAACACTAGACTTTCCTAGTCCTGTTCCACCTGTAAGAGTTACAAGTTCTCCTGCCCTTAAACCAAGAAGTTTTTTGTTTAGACCTTCCCAAGGATAAGGAACACTTTGTTTTTGCTCTCGATTTAAAAATTCTTTTTGTTTATCTGCAACCCTGATAATTCCACTAGGGGTATAAACCTGTGCATCCCACCAAGCTTTAGTAAACTCTTGGTGCTTTCCATTTTTAAGCATATCATTTGGGTCTTTATATCCATTGGGAAGCGTAACAATCTTTGCTTTTCCGGGCTTAAGAATTGTTGCTACTTTTTTAGCAGCTTCCTCTCCTGCTTTGTCTTTGTCAAAACATATAACAATATTGTCAAAACTTTCTACGTACTCAATACTTTCTTTGATATCGGTGACTGCTGAAGCAGCACCACGTTTAATTGAAACAACTGCCCATTTGCTACCTAGTAATTCATAGGCAGCCATAGCATCACATTCTCCTTCTGTAATGGTTAGATATTTGCCACCTTCTTTAAATAAATTTTGACCAAATAATCCTGAACCTTGAATTGTACCCTCGAAAGAGAAACGTTTATCTCTTATAAATCTAGTTTTTGTAGCACATTGTTCATGATTAATGTAAAAAGGATATAAATGTTGAGCCAACTGACCATTACTATCATACACAACTTTAACACCAAATTTTTGTGCTGTTTCTTTACTTATACCTCTATCAGAAAGCTTTGAAAACGTACCACCATGAGCATTTAAAACTTTAGGTGTTTGTATTTGTCTTTGGAAATCTTTCATAGGCATTACTCCTGTTTTATATTTTGGAAAAAAAGAATCACAACTAAAACATTTAGCTGAACCATCCTCGTTTATTGAACACGCATCAGTACTTTTACATGATGGGCAAGGCATATGATATTTTACAAATTTACTTTGATTCATAATTAATTCCTGTTAAAAAGAAAAGCCTCCCTAAAATAGAGAGGCTTTGTTGGAGATAGATGTATCAATTAGGATTCGTCTGAATCTTTTTTGACAACATCGGCTTGAGGCTCAACGATAGCTTCGTCTCTGCCTTTGAGTAACTCTTCTAAGTTAGCTCTATGAGTACGACTTGCAAAGTCCAATGCCTCGATTACAACTTGCAGATTACCTACTTTCTGTACAATAACTGTAGCTTCTTGCTTCACAGCTTCATCACTAATATTATTTACATTAAAGTTTGTAGTCCCATCATCGTTGTTAATAGTAATTATCATTAGAATTCTTCTCCATCACCAAATGGGTCTAGTTCAGAACCATCTTGTGATTTTAAAGATACTAAATCAAGTACCTGCATGGCTTGAAAATCCAAGCCTTTAAAGTTACCATATTTATTGTCGGTTTCCCACTCGTTATACTGTACTTTAACAGTCGAGCCATTACCAACAATCGTATCTAATGGTTCTTTATTTTTATCAAAAAGTTTAGGTGCATTTCTCACCATACCATTCGGTCCATTAACTTTTCGTTTAATAGTTATAGCTCTACCAATAGGCGTAGAACCTCCACTCTCATCCTTAATGGACAAGTCTTTTACTTTAAAGCCACGAGCTTGAAAGTCATTAGCAACATCATCTTCCACGACTAAGTCAACTGTATACACAGGCTCAAACGTAGTGTTTGGTGTTGTTACTGATGCCCAATAGGCTTTTCCTTCTAATACTGCCATATAATCCTCCTTCGGTTTGGCGTTTTAATGAGTGCATTATACACTGATTAATCTCTAATGTCAAGCAAAATATCTTCCATTGTTATAACAGGATTTTTAAATAAAGTTACGAGGAATTGTTCTCCTTTCTTTTCTATTTCATATCCTGCTTTGCCTTCATAAAATTCTGTGTAGTTTTTAGCTACATAATCTTCAAACTTTTTTAGTTCATCCCTATCAAAGATAGCTGTTTCTCCTTCAGCCATCATCCTTTCGTATATATAATTCATATATTATTCCTATGTAAATCTAAAATAAAATTTTTACAAGCTAATTCAACTCGCATTTCATCTTCAATAACATTCATTGCAGATGATACTAAAATGATAACACAAATCAAAACAACATACAAGAAATGAATTAATTTATTTTTCATGAAATCTCCTGTGCTGTCCACCATATAGGCTTAGGTCTATTTTGTTCCCACTTAGCGTAGTGTTTTTCATTAATGCAGTAATTACGATAAGCAATAGTAGCATCCTCATTCTTGTACTCCTCAGGCATAGCCTGTGCTAGTGGTGTCATATCTTTTAGAGGTATGTTCTGTGGCAACTGCATCAAAGGTGTTGCTAATTTATCATAACTTAAATGAGACCTACCATATCTGTAGCTGTACTCGATTGATAAAGCTACGAAGTGTCGGTACAACCACTGATAGTTAGCACTTGCTTCACGAACCCACTTACTGCATGGGTGATTAAGATGTGCTATCTTATACATGTTC